AAAAATATAGATCTATATTTTCTACAGACAAGTGGTCTCCTCCGTTAAACAATTTCTTCATTAATCGATATCCTAAGTTTACTTGTAAAAACGAAGAGTGGGAATCGCAAACTGGCAAGATAGTTGATTATGTTGATCCGCATCCTACTCCAGAGGCGCACTATAATTATATGCGCACTTATCTAGCACCAAAACTAGATATTATTCCAGATGCCGACTGGGCAGGAGTCGCTCAGGATCTCCTAAAAAACACAGTATTCCATTCACATCTAAGAAGCAAGTATTCTAAAAACTTAGATTGGGTACCGGACAAATACTGGATTAGAGGCATTTAATCCACCATAAAGTATGTAGATAATTGGACACCCTAGTATACTATAAATAGTTACATCTAGGAGTGTGTCATGGCCCAACTGCCGTACGATTGGTCGGAATTAACCCGCAGTAATCTCTACTCTATGTTCTACTCGCTTAACGGTGAAATAGTGGGCAAAGAACTATCTCCTAGTCAAATCCAAAAACGCATTATTAGACATGTTAAAGCACACATGCCGCTTAAACTTAAAAAATGCCTATATGCGCCCACTACTCCTGGTTTTGTTTTTATGGGTGGGGTATATTATAGCGAGTTGGATCGAAAAAAATTGCCTGCTATAGAAGTCAATTTTAATTACAATCCTGCTGACAAGAAACTTAAACTTACCCAACATCGATTTAAGCGCATGGCTGTGAGATTTGCCGATGTTGTGCTACATGAAATTGTACATCAACGTCAATTTCGAGCTAGAAATTTTAAAAATATCCCAGGTTATCAAAGTACAGCAGAATACGCCAAAGATCGTAAAAAGCAAGAATACTACGGCGACAGGGATGAAATGGGTGCTCACGCATTTAATTGTGCGTGTGAGCTAGTTGATAGATTCGGGTACGATCCTACCGCTGTTGCTCATTACTTAGATTCTAATCAATGTCGCAGACATAAAAACTCCACTTGGAATGATTACTTAAAAGTTTTTGAGTGGAATCACAACCATCCAATCATACGCAGAATGAGAAATTTAATCCTGCGTAATTTGGAAAATGCCGCTAACGGTAAACCATTTAAGACCACAAACCACTTGACATACTGATAATTACTCTGTATAATATACACTTAAACAGTTAATTATTGGAGTCGAAATGAGCGTTTGTGCCAGTCATATTTGGGATTTGGAAAGTCACCCTTCTCGCCTAAACAAAGAAGCTATCATTGAAGCTATTGCCCAATCAGGTAATAAGGAATTCTTTGAAGGCTGTCGCTTGGCTCTTGATCCTATGATAACTTTTGGTATTAAACAAGTTCCGGAGAAAACAGATGAAGATGGCCCTGGCTTACCTTGGGATAGTTTTACTCTCGCTCTTACTGGCTTTGTCACTCGCAATATCACCGGCAATACAGCACGTGATATGATTCAGGCCATGATGAAGTCAGCTACCAAAAAAGAATGGAATGGGTGGTATCGTCGTATCCTTATCAAAGACTTGCGCTGTGGTACCAGCGAAAAAACAATCAACAAAGTAGTGGAGAAGAAATATGCTGACTACGCTATTCCCGTATTTGGTTGTCAGCTTGCTCATGACAGTGCTAATCATGAAACTAAAGTCGCCGGCAAGAAACTTATCGAAGTCAAACTTGACGGTGTCCGTGTTATCACTATCGTTCGTGCTGATGGTCGTGTGGACATGTTCAGTCGTAACGGTAAAGAGCTTGCTAACTTTCCTCATATAGCACAACAGATTTCAAACGTGATCCAACTAAAAGGTTCTAGTAAGAGTATGGACGTTGTATTAGATGGAGAAATTATGAGCTCCAGTTTTCAGGACTTGATGAAGCAAGTACACCGCAAGGATAATGTGGAAGCAGGCGATGCTATTCTTAACCTGTTTGATGTACTGCCGTTGGAGGATTTTGAAAAAGGTATTTACGATAAAGATCAAACTACACGTAGTAGCATGGTTAAGTTTTGGGTAGAACAAAATCAAGCATTGTTGCCTAATGTAACCTATGTTGCAAATGAACTGATTGATTTGGATACTGAAGCGGGTCAAGATCGCTACAAAGAAATCAATGCCAAGGCCATTGCAGGCGGGTACGAAGGTATTATGCTGAAAGATCCCGATGCCGGTTATGAATGCAAGCGTAGTGTGGCATGGTTGAAGTTAAAGCCATTCATTGAAGTTAGTCTAGCAGTGGTCGCAGTAGAAGAAGGTACAGGTAAAAATGTAGGTAAACTTGGTGCGCTAGTATGCGAAGGAGAAGATGATGGGAAACGAATCAGAGTCAACGTTGGCAGTGGCTTTACAGATATTGATCGTGATAGTTTTTGGAGCAGCCGTGATAGTCTTAGCGGAAATATTGTTGAAGTTAGAGCAGATGCTGTAACACAGAATCAAGACGGCACATACAGTTTGCGGTTTCCCCGATTCAAAGGATTCCGTGGATTTGTAGCAGGAGAGAAAATATGACCGAAGTTAGTAGAGTAGCGGCACAGACTACAGAGATGTACCGACAACTTGATATTAAAAAGCTAGATAAACGACATGAAGAACTACGATTAGAAGAACAACGGATTCGACTAAATCTTAAAGATAACGAAGAAAAAAGAATTGAAATGAACCAACGAATGAATCGTCCGGGACAAAATGTAGATAGGATGGCATAATGACAAACCCGTTTAGAGATCAAGAAAAATTTATGAAGGCTTGCGACCAAAGTGTTGAGAGCTTTAACCAAGAACAGTTTAAATTGTATCTTAATCTAATCAAAGAAGAATATAAAGAACTTAACGAAGCTGTTAATAACCATGATCAAGTAGAAACACTCGATGCACTAGTTGATATCTTGGTAGTGACTATCGGTGCTATTCACAGCATGGGTAGTGATGCAGAAGGCGCATGGAAGGAAGTCATGCAGACTAACTTTGCCAAGATAGATCACGAAACTGGTAAGGTTCGTAAGCGTGACGATGGAAAAGTTTTGAAGCCCGTGGGTTGGGTGCCACCCAATCTTAAACAATTTATTTAAGGAGACTAATATGTTTGGTGCAAATTATGTAGGTAACGGTTTGTTAAATTATCGTTCTGCTGGTGAAATTAATGAAGCAATGGGACGTGTCTATGGACACATGAGCCTGGCAGTTGTTGTATCGATGATTGTCAGCTACTTTGTTGGTACTAGCCCAGAGTTGTTGGCATTCTTTTTTACAGGTGTGATGAAGTGGATTGTGATTTTTTCTCCGCTTGCGGCAATCTTTGGCGTTGGTTATGTGCTGGGTAACAATCCCAGCAAAAGTGTAGCACAGTTATGTTTACATGGTTTTGCGGCGTTGATGGGACTCAGCTTTGCCACAATCTTTGCTCTATTCACTATGGGGTCAATTGTGTCAGCATTTATGGGTGCGGCTATCTTGTTTGCTGTCATGAGTGGGTACGGCTACTTTACCAAACGCAGTCTAGACAGTCTTGGCAAGTTCATGCTTGTTGGATTGATCGCTATTGTGATCGCCAGCATCATCAATATCTTTATTGGTAGCTCAGTAATGCAAATGGTCATCTCAGCATTAGCCATTGTAATCTTTATGGGCTTGACTGCATACGACACACAACAGATCCGTGAGGAATTGAGTGTAGACACTAGTCCAGCCGCAGAAGTATCGGGTGCGTTGACTCTTTATATGGACTTTATCAACTTGTTTATTAACTTGTTACAATTATTTGGAGATAGAAAATAAAATGGCACAACACACCAACTACTGGAGCTGTACTCCTTTTGCAGACTGGCTTCGCGGCACTAAGAAATTGGGCGCGGGCACAGCCGAAGAATGGGACGACTGGACCACTGCGGCACAGATGAAGCATAATTTTCGTTACTGGCTAGCTGAAGAGGGTCTAGGCTATATCCAGGATTTTGTAACTTGGCCTGTTAGAAAGATTTACGATGTTAAGTACTATATTAATAATCGTTGGGTTACTCGTACTCACGCTCTTACCGCCCATACTCGTGATATCAAGCCTGGGCATTGGTGCGATGTTGGCAATCGGTTCCTGCCATGCCTATTTAATGAGCTGGTTGATTTCGTCGAAGTTGAATCCGCATGGTCGCACATCGCCTGGGGAGATAAGGAAGCTCGCGCAAAGTATGATCCTCCCTTTTGGGCTTCTGGTTGGTTCCGTTGGCGCACTTGGCGTTGCCCTCAGGCAGGCATCGATCATCTTGACTGGGCAATGACCTTAGTTATGGATGACAGTATGGGTGTTGAACAAGACAGTCCTAACTTTGGTAAACCTACTGGTCAAGCACTTCGTGCAAAAGAAATCAAAGAGTTATACACATGGTGGACCACTGTATATCCTAATCGTCCTGATCCATACGAAGCAAGTGGTTGGACAGAGTACTGTGAACTGAGTCGTGTTCTTAACGGTGGCAAGCTAAGTTTTAGAAATGACAGGAGTCCTGAACTTGAAGAAATGAGCAATAAG